CAGAAGCGGTATTTGGAGTTCTCTACAATGCAATAGGAGCAGATTCTTTAAAATACGCATTAATTATTGCAGCTACAATAATTTTTCTGAATGGTATAATGAGCAAGTAAATTTGTGATAGGCACCCTCCGGGGTGCTTTTCTAATGCAAAAAACAGGAGGTGAGTCTGAGTGACTGAAAAACAGAAAAGATTTTGCGATGAATATTTGATTGACTGCAATGCCACCCGGGCTTACAAGACGGTCTACAAAAATATTAAAAGTGATGTCGTGGCAGCGACAAACGGAGGGAGATTGCTTAGAAATGCTGAGGTACAAAAATATATAGCTGATCGAATGGAAGAAATTCACAACGAAAAGACTGCAGATGCACAGGAAGTAATTGAGTATCTGACGTCTGTTCTTCGTGGGGAAAGCACGGCACAGGAAATTGTAGTTGAAGGAACCGGTGATGGCTGCAGCGAAGCGAGGACGATGGAAAAATCCCCGTCAGAAAAAGAACGGTTAAAGGCTGCAGAGCTCCTGGGTAAAAGATATTCACTGTTTACTGATAAAGTTGAGACAGATGTGGATATGGACCTGAACATCACGATCGATTACGGCGAGGATGATACTGGATGAAAATAAAGGTAGAAGCAAATGCCTGTTTCAAAGAAGTTGATCGCAGTAAAAAACGATATATCGTGATGAAAGGTTCTGCCGGATCCGGAAAGAGTATGGACACGGCACAGAATTATATCATTCGTTTAATGAATGATCCCGGACGTAACCTTTTGTGCGTCCGAAAAGCAGATGTAACGAATAGAGATAGCACTTTTGCAGAATTGCAGAGTGCTATTTTTCGTATGTTCGGAGAAAGCTATAAGAAGTATTGGTACATCAATACTTCAAATATGCTCCTGGAATGTAAGAACAATCATAACCAGATCATCTTCCGCGGGGTAAATGACGAGAAGCAACGTGAGAAACTTAAGTCAATTACCTTTAAGCGCGGGAAGCTTACCGATGTTTGGATAGAGGAAGCCACAGAGATTACACAGTCAGATTTTGAAATTATCGATGACCGACTTCGAGGTATATTGCCGGAGGGGCTGTTCTACCAGATCCGGTTAACATTCAATCCGGTGTCGTCACATCACTGGATTAAGAAAGTGTTCTTTGATCGTGTTGATCCGGATGTACTGACACATCAGTCAACCTATGAGAATAATCGGTTCATCGATGAAGCGTATCACAGACGTATGCTCCGGCGTAAGGAAGTAGATCCGGAAGGTTATCGGGTGTATGGTCTAGGTGAATGGGGAGAGGTTGCCGGTCTTATCCTTAAGAATTATGTCATAGAGGAATTTGACCGGAATCCGGAGAACTATGATTACATTGTGAACTCACAGGACTTTGGATTTAACCATGCCAACTGTATCGGCGAGGTAGGCTTCAAGGATGGAGATCTGTATTTGTTCCAGGAACTGTATGTGTATGAGATGGATACAGAGGAAATCATTAAGCTTGCTGCTGGAAGATTTAACAAGAAACTGAGGATGTGGTGTGATTCAGCTGAGCCGGACCGTATCAAGATGTGGCAGAAAGCCGGATACAGGGCAAAAGGAGTCAATAAAGAGACAAACAGTGTTCATGCTCAGATAGACTATTTGAAGCAACACAGGATTCACATACATCCGTCCTGTGTGAATACCATAAAGGAAATACAACAATGGAAGTGGAAGAAAGATGAGCGTACCAACACTTATCTGGAAGAACCAGTTCCATTTTTTGATGATGCAATGGCAATGCTGCGTTATTCCATCGAGGAAGAGCGTAAGGCTAAGCCGAAATTAAACAGAAACCTGAAAGGAGGACTGTAAAGTGTTATTTCGATTACCGTCAGAAGAAGAACTGACAGATAACAAATTGAATGAATTTATAGCAAAACATAATGCAGAGTGCGCCTTTCGGTTTAAACATCTGAAAGATGCGTATGAAACAGACTACCAGATTTTTCACCAGAAGCCAAAGCCGGATTATAAACCAGACAATCGTATTGCTGTGAACTTTGCAAAATATATGGTGGATACATTTAACGGATATTTTATCGGGAATCCAATTAAGATATCTGTGGATGGTGATGCTGCAGGCAACATCAAAAAATATGTGGAGCTCCTGGACCAGTACAATGATCAGGACGATAACAATGCGGAACTGTCGAAGATCTGTTGCATTTATGGTAAAGGATACGAGATGTATTACGTAGATGAGCTGGGGAACATCGGGATTACATATCTGACACCGTTCGATGCCTTTATGATCTATGATGATTCGGTGCTGTGCAGAGAACGGTATTTCGTTCGACTGTACATAGATTCGAATGATGTACTGCATGGGAGCGTATCAGATGACACCAAGGTACGGTGGTTTACCCAGAAGGGAAAGCTTATTTGGGAGGAAGAAGAAAAGATACATGGATTTGACGGGGTGCCAGCTACAGAGTATGTGGAGAACAAAGAACGCACATGCATCTTTGAACCGGTAATGTCAATGATTGATGCTTATAACAAAGCAATCAGTGAGAAATCAAATGATGTAGATTATTTTGCGGATGCCTACATGAAGATACTTGGAACTATGCTTGGTAATGACGAGGTGAAGCACATCCGGGATAATCGTATTATTAACTTTGACGGAGATGCGAATCAGCTTATTGTAGAGTTTTTGAATAAGCCAGATGGAGATACCACACAGGAACATTTGATTGATCGTTTGGAGAAATTAATATTCCAGATCGGTATGGTTGCGAATATCTCAGACGAGAACTTCGGTACAAGCTCCGGCATTGCCATGAAGTATAAGCTGCAGGGAATGAGCAATCTGGCCAAGACAAAAGAACGAAAGTTTACATCCGGAATGAACCGGCGGTATAAACTAATCTTTTCCAATCCGGTATCCGGAATGAAAGAAGATGACTGGGTAAAACTGCATTACCATTTCACGCCGAATATTCCATCGAATGTACTGGAAGAGAGTCAGATTGCCGGTAACCTTGAAGGAATTGTATCACAGGAAACACAGCTTGGTGTACTGTCTGTAGTGGACAATGTGCAGGGAGAAATTGATCGAATACAACAGGAAGAAAATCAAAAAGCAGAGTATACGGTGCTTGGAAGAAATGAAAACTCTATATTGGAAATGATAACCATCATAAAAGAATATGCGGAAAGAAATGGAGAGGAACCGGTTGATGTTTTCAATAAAATACTTGGAGAAGGCGTAAATGGCAATGAAGAGTAGTGAGTATTGGAAGAAACGAGAGGCTGAAAACGCCATGAAAAACCAGATCTCGGAGGTGCAGTACAAGAAAGATATTGAAGAAATCTATGCCAATATGATGGATGAGATCAATAAAGAGATCAACGGATTTTACACTAAATATGCTGCAAAAGAAGGCATCACAATGGCTGAGGCAAAGAAGAGAGTAAGCAAGCTGGATATTGCAGCATACGAACGAAAAGCAAAGAAGTACGTTGAAACAAAAGATCTTTCTGATCAGGCAAACGAAGAGATGCGGATCTATAATCTGACAATGAAGGTGAACCGGTTAGAGCTCCTGAAAGCGAATATCGGTCTTGAGATGGTATCCGGGTTTGATGAGATGCAGAAATATTTTGATAAGAAGCTGACCGACAGAACACTGAAAGAGTTCCAGAGACAAGCCGGTATCCTTGGTAAGTCGGTCCTAAAGAATGAGAAATACGCTCATGCAATTGTGAATGCATCGTTTAAGAATGCGACATATTCGGATCGTATTTGGATGTATCAGGGTATGCTCAAGGCAGAGCTGGAAGGATTACTTGCATCAGGACTGATCAGAGGACAGAATCCGAAGAAACTTGCAAAGCATCTGGAGAAGAGATTCGGTGTCAGCGCTTATAATGCGCAGAGGCTCATGACGACAGAGCTTGCAAGAGTGCAGACAGAGGCTCAGAAGCAGTCTTTTATTCGTAACGGCTTTGATGAGTATGTGTATGTTGCATGCACAAAAGGCGATGTATGTCCGATTTGCAAAGGGCTGGACGATAAGCATTTCAAGGTAGATGATATGATGCCGGGAGAGAATGCTCCACCAATGCATCCGAACTGTCATTGCAGCACAGCAGCATATATGGATAATGAGGCTTATGAGGAGTGGCTAAACAGCTATCAGGAACATGGATTGAATTTCGAAGATTGGAAGGCTTCTAAGGAATCTAAAAAATTGGTTGATAAATTAAGCAAATATGAAAAAGATTTCGAAAAACTGACAGAAGGATATTCTTATGATGAGTTTGTAAATGATTTTGGTAGTGTAGAAGAAGGTTTTGAAGGTTCTGATGCTAATGAAATAAAGAAAGCAAAAGAAATTGGAATGAAGATCATTTTAAATCCATCTCCAATGAATGAGAAGATAAAAGAACTTCCACTAGATCAGA